AAATGGCAAGGGATCTCCTTTTGTCCAATATTAAGGACGAGGAAAATCACGACCTTGCACTCGGTTACATCGCCAACGCTATCGGGACTGATGACAAAGCTGAGGAAGAAGCCAAGCGTTTGCGCGCCGCCTGGATTGCTCATCCAGATCACACGATCCTCAAAGCGTTGGTTGCCGAACGTGCAGTTTTCTTTGTGCTCCTCCCGTTCTTCCGATTTAACGGTGATGCTGGTCTCCGAACAGTAAGTGCAGACATTAGTCGTGATGAACAAGTACACGTTGCAACAAATAGTTTGGTATGTCGTGAGCTTAATCTCGATTGGAGTCCTTCTTTGGATAAGCTCAGGAAAGCAACCATTAATTGGGTGATGCAACCACTAGGTATAAATACTACCAATAAATATTTGGACAAAAAATTTTGGCTCGATTCTAGCGACCGCTTGATGTATGAGGGTAAAGCTCCTGAGCTTGCCGATACTAAGCGAGCCAGGATGCCTGCTTTCTTTGAACATGCAAACCCCAACCTCCCCCAGTACGCTTAATCTACTTGACGTAAGAGGCATGACAGCTAATGCCATGCTCCACAAACTAGAAGAAACGTTTCCGCCCACCAACCCTACACCTGAAGATACAATGGAAAAAATTATGTACCGATCTGGTCAGCGTAGCGTCGTTGAGTGGGTCATCCAATACATGGAGGATAATTAAATGAACCGGACAGATTACGCACGGCAGAGGCAGCTAGATGCTATTAGGGCGAACCCGTCAGCGGCTTTGAACAACCCATATTCAATGACTATTGCTAGACAAGGTGGGTTAGATGTGCAGAGCTTGGTAGCTACTCAGCAAGCCCAAGCTGCTGGATTCAAGAGTCCTGAAGCGCAGAGTTCTAACAGAATGGCTCGTGACATTCTGGAGATGAAAGCTGATGCTGCTGGTATACCTTATGCTGAAGCGTATAAAGCTGCAGGTTCTGACCTTACGAATACTGACGCTATCATCAAAGCGTATCAAGGAATCCCTAATCAACCTGTAACTCCACCAGGCGGCGACGGCGGCGGCGGCGGCGGTGGCGGTGATGGCGGCGACGGTGGCGGCTCAGATTATAGGGATGATGCTGATGATATCGTGTCTAGCACTGATGATCTTGTTGCAAAAATTTTAGCAGGTATTCCTGACTATTCAGCACAAATGCAGCAGTTGCGGGATGACATGGCTGCTTCTCAAAGAACTCTTGCTGCTAACATGTCCATTGCAAGTCGAACACCTAACCTTCAAATTCAACCTGCCTCCGGTACTCCTGACACAGCTGGTACTCAATCATTCCGCCGCCGTCAGCGACAGTTTGGTAAAACTGCTGGTACTGTTTTGGCTGGTCTCAACCTTGGTCAACCTAATACGATGAACGTCTAATGACTGCTAAATCTCGTTATGACAGATTGTCTTCAGACCGTTCCCAGTTTCTCAACACTGCACGACAAGCAGCAGATCTTACTCTTCCTTACCTGATCCGAGAGGATGAGGTTTATACCAAAGGCTCACTTAAACTCACGACCCCGTGGCAAAGCGTTGGAGCGAAAGGGGTAGTCACTCTAGCATCCAAGTTGATGCTGGCTCTACTGCCTCCTCAAACCAGCTTCTTTAAGCTACAGGTAAATGACATTAATTTGCCCCAGGAACTTGGACCAGAGATCCGATCTGAACTTGACTTGTCCTTTGCTAAGATTGAACGCACCATCATGGAAGCCATCGCTGCTTCTGGTGATCGTGTTGTCGTTCATCAAGCATTGAAGCATCTTGTTGTTGCTGGTAATGCTCTTATCTACATGGGTAAGGATGGGCTTAAGCTTTATCCTTTGAACCGTTATGTGGTAGATAGAGATGGTAACGGTAATGTTATTGAGATAGTAACAAAAGAAACAATCTCGAAAAAATTACTCAAACTTGAGTACCCAGGTTACGAACTGTCGGAACCTAATTCACCCGTTGATAATGCATCACGTCACGATGATGAATGTGATATCTATACGCACGTTGTACTAGATAACAACCGTTGGATCTGGCATCAAGAAGTAGAGGATAAAATTCTACCCAAGTCTATGGGTAAGGCTCCTCTCGATGCTAATCCTTGGTTAGTTCTACGCTTCAACCACGTCGATGGAGAAGTCTATGGGCGTGGACGTGTTGAAGAATTCATCGGTGACCTGAAGTCACTTGAAGCACTGTCACAAGCACTCGTTGAAGGCAGCGCTGCTGCTGCTAAGGTAGTGTTTACTGTCAGTCCTTCCAGCACCACCAAGCCCGCAACGCTTGCTAAGGCAGGCAACGGTGCTATCATCCAGGGTCGTCCTGATGACATCGGTGTGGTGCAGGTTGGGAAGACAGCTGACTTCCAGACCGCCTATCAAATGGTAGGTACCTTGTCCCAACGATTGAGCGAAGCATTCCTTATTTTGAATGTCAGGCAATCTGAACGGACAACAGCTGAAGAAGTTAGGATGACTCAACTCGAACTTGAACAACAACTAGGCGGCTTGTTCTCCTTGTTGACTGTTGAGTTCTTGGTTCCTTATCTCAATCGTAAACTGAATGTTGCTCAAAAGACTGGTGAGATTCCTCGCCTGCCTAAGGGTGGCATTGTTAAACCGACCATTGTTGCCGGTATTAACGCTTTAGGACGTGGACAAGATCGTGAAAGTCTTGCTCAATTCCTGACTGTCATTGCACAGACAATGGGTCCTGAAGCTCTTCAAACTTATATCAATCCCGAAGAAGTTGTCAAACGTTTGGCAGCTGCACAAGGTATTGACGTGCTGAATCTTGTTAAGAGTATGCAAGAATTGCAGCAAGAACAACAAGCTGCTATGCAACAACAGCAACAGATGGCTGTGACTCAACAAGCTGGACAACTGGCAGCAGTTGAACAGAAACGTGAGCAAGCTGAAATGCAAATGATGGCAGCACAAGCACAACAACTTCCACCAACTGAATGAGCGAAACACTTACAATGAATGAAACTCCTGCTGATCAGCCGGAATTGAACGCTGATGAACAGGAGTCTTTGGCTATTGCCGAAGCTAATCAAGCTGAGAACGAACAGCTCTTTGCTGGTAAGTTTAAAGATACTCAATCTCTTGAGCAAGCTTACCTTGAACTACAACGCAAACTTGGAGAACCTAAAGAAGATGTACGGAACGAAGAAGGGGTCGAAGAAACCGAAGCCCCCGAAGAAGTAGAGGAAGAGTCTGAAGACTCACCACAAGAAACTCTTACTGAAGCTCAAGCTAAAGAGTTGTTTAAAATGGTTGGTGGTGAAAAGGCTTACCAATCCATGATCAACTGGGCAGGTCAGAACCTGTCTAAACAAGAGATTGAAATGTACGACGCCGTTATGGGTCGTGGTGATCCTAACGCAATCTTCTTTGCTGTACAAGCACTGAACAATAAGTACTCTGATGCTGTTGGTAACGACGGCAGCCTGCTTACTGGACGTGGTTCAGCAAAAGATTCACAAGGGTTCCGCAGTCAAGCAGAACTTGTACAAGCAATGTCTGATCCTCGTTACGATAACGATCCTGCATATCGCTCAGACGTTATCCGTAAACTTGAGAATTCTGACATCGCCTTCTAATGAACGACACAAACATCTGGGCTAAAGAGCCACCCCTTATTATGTCTGATCATCCTTACGGTGTTCCCCACAATGAACGAGCTGAACAGCTCAACGGTCGCCTTGCTATGCTTGGTGTCATGGCTGCTTTGGGTGCTTATGCACTGACTGGTCAAATTATTCCTGGTATCTGGTAATGCCTAAACGCGGCTTGTACGCAAACATCCACGCCAAGCGTCTTCGGATCAAGCAAGGCAGTGGTGAAAAAATGAGAAAGCCTGGGTCTGAAGGCGCACCCAGCGCTGCTAACTTTAAACGCGCCGCTAAAACTGCTAAGAAAAAGTAAATAGAGGAGAGGCTTTCACTTAGCGCGTAAGTGGGAGCCTACCTATTGAGTAGACGGAGATAGAAAAGTTCTTTGCTATTTAATTATGATTCCTCTTCTAACTACTCTGTCAGTGATCTCATCTTGGTATGGTCCTGGCTTCCACGGAAACCTCACCGCCAATGGTGAGCGATACAATCAAAACGGCCTTACTGCAGCGCACAAGACACTCCCCTTTGGGACTAAACTAAAAGTTTGTTACAAGAGGTGTGCCGTTGTACGGGTCAATGATCGTGGTCCCTTTCATGGTAACAGGGAACTAGATCTCAGTAAAGGTGCGGCTGATGCTATCGGTCTCACTGCCTCTGGAGTTGGACAGGTAAAAGTAACCCGTCTTAACTAATTAATTCATGACTGCCACAATTGCAGCTTCACCCAAGAGCAATGCTTGGGATACTTTCTGTGACTGGGTAACCAGCACAAATAACCGTCTTTATGTTGGTT